CTGTGATAAAACGGCGGCCCCAGTAAACATAGCCGATATATAGCCGTAGGAGGTATCTATATCATTTGGGGCTATGGCCGCTACGTCCAGAGCCTCTCCTGTTGGAAGTCCATCAGAAGTGGCATAAATCCGAGCTTCTATTGCAGGATTTCCGGGGGTACCGGTTTTCCGACAATAATATTGCCATTCACCTGCATAACAGGACACGGTTGGTGTGAATATCGATCCATACCAAGATGTTGTGGTGGTGGCGCTTATACTGCCGACTGATGTTTGAGTCCTTGAGAAAATCAAGTCACTCATGTCGCCAACGCCCCCGTCTTACCAACCAGTGTCCCGGCCGGGAAGCGAAGAATCTCGCCCGCGCCCACGATCACAGGTTCGGCCAGCGGCCCCCTCCATAGAAGATTGCCGCTCGCGTCCGTGGCATAGAAATGCGTGGCCTCGTCCCAGGTGTCTGTGGCCTCGGGGAAGTCTATCGGCACGGCGTTCGTAATCTCGCCGCCCGACGCGGACTCCCAATCGCTTCCCGACAGAACCACGCCAGCATAGCCGCTACCCGATAGCTGAGAAATGCCACTGCCATCGGCTAACGGATCAGCCTTGGATAGTCGTAACGTGACGGTCGGTGTCGCGAACGCCGTCTTGCCGGCGATCAACTCAAGCACCTTGTTTGCGGTGTATGTGCTGCTCATTCGATAACCTCGTAGTAAAGGCGATTACGCGCCGCTGCAATCAGCCGTTTCGTTGTTGGCCGCCCGACGGGCGGGGTGAAGACAGGCCCATATGCCTTGAACGCATAATCAGCGTTGTCGTTAACCCACCAAAACTCGACTTCATAATCGGGCCGATAGCCATACCCGTCGCCGTTTGTATAGTCATCCCCGTTCGTACCGGCCCACCATATTCGATTTGCGGGCGAGGCGGATGCACAGTGCATGACCAGGGCATATATGCCAGCGCTAAGCGCAGTTGCGCCAAATGTAAGCTCTACCCACTCACCATCAATGTCATCTGTTACTACATCCCCGTCGAAATAGGGAGAAACTATGGCCGGACCAAGCTGCCACGGGTCCTCGACAAATGTATGAAGGGTGGCATAGACGGTTCCAGGCGTACCCAGGCGGCATACCTTCACATCAATCCGGTCGATTGTGAACTCTGCGGGCATGGAGAACGTCTGTAGTATTGCCTCACATTCGTCGTTATCTACGTAGGATATGCCCGATGCATCCTCAGGGGCATATGAAGCTATAATGGTGCTCATTAGCTTGGGCTCTCCACGGCGGACACGGAGCAAATAGCCACCACAGGCTGCTCGGCCCCGCCTACTCGATCACCGTCGCCCCACTTCACCATGCCGGGTCGCTGCCCGCCACGCAATCGGCCATCCCAGAACGGCCGGACATTCTGCATCTTGTACGCCGTCCCCTGCGGCTGGTCGCTGGACGCGCGACCCTTATTGATCCCCTGAACCGGAAACGGAATCTCCATGTCACTCTCCACACAAATAAGGCCGAGCAGGGATGTCCTGCCCGGCCCGTGAAAGAAACGCTACACCGAGCGTCAAGCCGGGGAAGGCCCCGGTGGGGGTCATGTTGTCATTCTGTTACGAGCGGGCACCCTCCTGAAGGATGCGCACCCAGTCAACCGACATCTCGGCATCTGCCGAAGTCTGCTCACACTGAGCGACATAGCTCAGGCACATCACTGCATTCGGGATCGCAGCAGCGGTCGTGCCGGTTTCAACCAACACACCGTTGACATAGAACTTCACGCTGGTCAGCCCGTCGATAACGAACCCAAGCTTAACATACGTGTTGTCCGCAATACCACCCACGTTGGCCGTGATGTCTTCCGTACTCGTGCGAGAACAAATCGAACTGATCTTGTCCGCCGTGCTAGCAGCCTGACGGAAGAACCCGCATTTGTCAACCACGTCGTCCACAACGCCACTCGCAATCAGTGTGGTGTCAACACCAGCGAGGCCGATGTAGTACTGGTCGTCGCCCGCGTCCTTGAACTTGACGCGAGCCTCGAACCGGATAGTCCTGCCCGCAGCGGGCTTGAACAAACAGTTCGTAAGTTGCGCGTTCACGCCATCGTCTGCGGCGTTGTGCCCGCCGGAGTCAACCAGCAGTACCCCGCCGTCTTCGTCCGTTACCGGGGCGATTGCGCCGGAGTTTACCTGCGTGATTACGTAGCCATCGGCACTCGTCACGTCGATCGGACCCATGTAGTCATCGAAGTAGTAGATGCCCTTCGTGGGGTCCAGCATCACTTCGAGGAGCTTCGAGTCATCCCAGATCAGCGGCGACGGCCCGGCCCCGGCAGCAGTTCCAGCCAGATCAGTGGCCTCGATCTGCGCCACCAAATCTGTTGCAGCAGTGTTCACTTGGTTGAAGTCACAGCTTGTGGCCGAGCCCTCGTTTATATACGCAGCACCATTCGTCACGTCTGTGAACCGACAACCGGGGGCATACCCGGCCGTGGTGTCCGTTGGAACGGTCGTGCCGTAGCAATCGGTAATGCCATCGATTGTCTTCCAAATCACTTGCACCGTCGCCTTACCGGCCGGTGCCGCGATCATGTTGTTGTGGTCAAACGCCAGTTTGTATCTCGACATTGTGTCTCCTTTTCCCTTTGACGGGCCAGAGATCAGGCCCTATGCTTTTGTTACATCGTTCCAGAATCGTCCTCGCGTATACTCCCGACCGGGGAGCAAACGCCCTAATCTACGCGGTGCCGTCCGTGCATCCGCCTGCCACGCTTTGACAAGATCAACCTCCAAGAACTTCTGCATGTAGCCTACCTGAATGTCCGGGTATTCCAATTCAGCCTTTGCAAGGCAGGCCCCAAGCACCGCTTCGTCGAACACCATGCCAGCCGGGTGAGTTTCACCATCATAGACAAACCACACACTGCTGGTCGCAGGGTCTTTACCACCAGCCGATCCGTCGATCGCCAGCCAATCGGCCACGGTGAACGTGCCCGTAGAGCCGGTGTAATCCGTCACCACCGCGTAACTGTTCCGCCCAGTTCCACTGATGATCTTGATCGTCCACCCGTTGAAATAGTCATCTGGATATAGATCGGCCAGATCACCATCCACCAGCGTCGTAGCTGTAGCACTATCGGCCGTCCCATTCTTAGCCTGCATCGCAGCGAAACCCGCCCGATACGGGAACACGAGTGTATCATCCGCCGACGGCTGAGGATCAACGATCAGTTCCCACCGCCGATTCGTATACGGCAGAACGGCGGCACGATCCGGCGTGCCTTCCAGCACCTGCACTTCACGCATTCGCCGAATAGTGGCCTCGCTAACCCACTGGATGCGCGCACCGTGCCCGCTGTCCTCGGCGTATGTGATGTCTCCGGTCACTTCACCTTGAAAGTCATCCGAAAGCTGATACCTAGCGGCGTCCTCCTCGATGTTGTCGTCACCCGTTCCGTCAGAGTCAAGCTCCACGGTCATTGTGCGGTTCATCCACCGCCAACCGTCAGGAGGAGCGGACGCGATGAACAGTTTGATCCCGTCGTTAACGATGTTCAGGCAGGCGTCGAAATCAAACTCCTCGATCGGCACCATGTCACGACCCTGGCCGTCACTGCCGTTGTACGTGATGCTCGCAGCCTTAGCCACGCGGAGCATCAGATCATACAAGGAGTAAGCCGACGTGGGCTCAGCCATTTTCTGGGTCCTCCAAGTTATCTAACGCGGCCTCATAGAGCGCATACAGGTCTTCTTCCAACTGACGCCGCTCTGGCCCTGTCAACCTAAGCTGTTCCAATACAGTGTGCAAGTTCGTTTTTGACTGTTTAAGCTGCTCGGCTTTCATAGCGGAACCCCCTAAGAAAAGACAACCCCCTCGGAGGCTGGTCTAGCTAGCGCGTCCGAGGGGGAAACAGATCATCTGTTAGTACTCCATTGCAACACGAACCCAGTCAATGTACACTCCATCGTCGTTCGACGCGCCAGACCCGGACACCAGTGAAACGATAGCGTCCAAATCATGCGCGCTGGGCCAGTTGACGTTGGCCTGACGAATATCGATGGCGACATCATCGCCGAGGTCCTCACCATCCTTGTAGAACCGAACGTAACCACTCTTCACGCGGAAGCCAACGCGAACCCAGGTATTGGCAGCCAGCGTGATCTTGCCAGTCGTCTTTGAGGCAGTACCGCTGTCGTCCTCATCATAGACGATACACAGATCGTCACCGTCGCCTTCGAGGATAGCGAAGCCAACATACGTCTTATCAGTCGCCAACGCCGCAGCGTCACCAGCGAACACGCCGAGGGCGTTAGCCGCCTCGCCCGGTTCGGCCAGCCCGACAAACAACCCGATGTCACCATCGGTAACAGTGTTCACCTTGATGCGCGCTTCGAACCAATAACCCTTCGCATTACCGGCCGACGGTGCCTTCCACACGCCCGCGACATTAGCGCCTGTGGTAATCGCGTAGATATCCTGATCGGTGCCATCAGTCTGAAGCAGCAGCACACCCTCGTCGTCCGCTTGAAGCGCAGTATCAGCAACCGACTCACTTTCCGCAAAAGCATACCAGTTCGCATCGCCGACAATTTGGGCGACGCCGCTGACGTTAGGCAACACCACCGAATTGCGGAAGTCGTCAAACATATGCGCGCCGACCTGCGGGTTCTCAAGGAACGTGGAAACCCGGCAATCAGACCAGATCGACGGGCTGGGCATGCGACTGGCAACAGCATCCTCAGAACCGTAACGAATCAAACCTGCCATTTCATATCCTCCAAGAAAAGGGGGCTGGACCAAACCAGCCCCCACTTGTCAATTCCGTTGCTACGACGTGATAGCCTTATGCGCCACGAACCCAACCTGCCGACGATTCGTGCAGAGGTTCTGATGCGCCCCATCAAGGAACACGGTGAACGTAGTGTGCTGGCCGCGATCGGTCTGCGGCTCGCTCTCGTTCATCCAGTAGCCGTCGTGAATGACCGGCTGGAAGTAAGTGAAGTCGATGTAGTACAGCGGGTCGGTCTCGTCGCCGGTCTCAGGATCGGTCGCACCATTCAGTTGCGGCACGGCGGTCACTGGCGTCCGGTTGATGAGGACGTTAGCACCGTCATCGACCACCATCTTACCCATCACGTCCTTGCCACTGTGGTTGTCATCCGCCGCGTCCGCGAAGTCCATCAGATCGGCCACCATATCGAAGTCGCAGAAGAAGCCGTTCTTCGCACGACGAGCACCACTGGGGTCTTCAACGAACGACGGGGCCGAAAAGTTGGTGCACATCAACGCCAGCCGAATCTGCTTGAGCAGTTCAGTGTTGATGTCGGTGTACGTGAACGCATAGTTGCGCCACTTGGCCTCGGTTGCGGCGTTGATATTGGCGCAGACATTGCTGGTCGTTCCGTCCTGGAATCGGATGGTCTTGCCGTTAAAGCCAGCCGTGGTCGTATCTTTGTCCAGCATATTGATAAAATACGGCACACCATACGGATACAGATCATCGGTCGAGTCCGTAGGGGTCTTCCAGAACCGATCCTCGATGAGATCAGCCAAGTCCCACAGACCGTCAATCCGTCGCTCCTTCATCAACCGAATAAAGCCCTTCGTGGAATTCATCTGATGCAGAATTTCCAGATCGTCCCACGAGTAGTTGGTTCCGAGACGAGTCCACGGAACCTTGATCGTGTGCATGTGGTCGCCCACGGCCGGATCATCAGTATCGTAGTACCGACGATACCGAGCATTTCCGGTGTTGCTGAGCATGACCTTGCGCTCGATCTCAACGCCGCCGTCAACCACCATTCTGTCCTCCTGGTAGATGCGGCACGCATGATACTTCTGGTGAGTCCACCCGACCTCGAACTGCTGCTTGGGCAGATCGTTGAGCGTCAACGAAATCAGGTCGAGAAGGTCGTCCTTACTGTACGCCACAGGTTATCTCCTTAGATGGACGGCTACAGTTTGCCACGTAGCTTTTGCAGCCGTGCTGCTGTTCTGGTTTCAAACTCCTTTTCGTTCGCCGGTTTAGCGCCTTCCTTCGGCTGCGGCGAACCCTTACGCGTTGGTCTGAGCGTCATTCCCTTCGACCGCTTTTTGATTTTTCCGACCAACTCTTCGCGTACCTTCTGAGTACGCATCTTGTCCGTCATCAGCGAGTGCGCCATCTGCAACGCTTCGGCCACAGTTAGCTCGCGTCCGTGCATCTTGGCACCGATCCAGATGTCATCCGCCGTATCCAACAGCGCCCGGCGGTTCGCCGCTTGCCCCGGCGTCAACTGGGTGGAGTCGAACGTCGGCATCTTGTTCTCGTCGTAGGCCGGACCATAGAAGTCGCTGTAAGTCTCCAAATGATCGGACCCAAGAAACGAGATGATCTGGGTTGCCAGTGCCAAGTCCCGCTGATTCCCGGAATTTGCCGGTTCCGAGGCCGGTGCAGCGGCCTGCTGCGGTGCCAGTTGCTTCAGGGCCTTATTCAGCCCCTCAACAATCGGCAGCAGTTCATTGTCAGGATCGGCCTTCCGAAGTGCGGCGATGTCGATAAAGTCCTCCACCGGCTTCGCACCCGTCTGGGCGGCTGACGCGTTCTGCTGTTGGCTGCGCTCCATCTCAGCCTTCGATCGGCCGATCTGAGCAAACTGGCGGCTCAAGTTATTCACGTCGTCGTGAATCTTCTCGAACACCTTGTTTGCCCGCGCCGGATCAGCCTTGTAGAAGTCAGAAATTTCCTCCGGCTTCCATCCGTTATGAATCAAACTGCGATACACATTGTCGGCAATGGATGACTCGGCGTCCGCTCCCGCCCCGGCATCGTCATCGGTGTCGTCGCTCTGGTCATCGGCGTCATCGTCTGCCTGATTATCGTCATCAGGGGTAGACGTGTCATCGTTTTCCAGATCATCACCGGCGTCATCGGCTGGCGGTTTAGGGGGCGCTTTATCTTCGCCGTCACCCCTCAGTGCTCGCAAATGATCTGCTACGCTGCTCACTACCTTGTCATCATCGTATGCTCCCTTGTCGGCTCGCATATCTTCCACGATACTGCTCCTTAAAATTAGGCGAGGTAGGCCAGTCGGCTACGATGCCTTCTGGGCTGTCGCTATCTTTTTCCCCCGTCGCCGTATTCGCTGCGGATGCTTCACAAACCCGGTGTCTTTTAGATACTGGTCATGCTGCCGGAACGACGTAAAGATCGGCCGCCCCTCGTTGTCGATGTTTATGTTCGGGTACTTCCGTTTGTGCTCTGCAACTTGATGCGGCATAATCGCCAATGAGTTACTGTGTATCGGGCGACGATACTCGCGGTCGCCGATGTTCGGGCGCTCGGCACAGTAATCTCGCACCATTTCTGAACCGCACTCGCACACGCGGTCTTTGCGGCCGCGCATGCCGATCACTACCTCCTCAGTTCGTTCGCACTCAGGACATATGAAACAATATGTCGGCATTCCAGCCCCCCTTCATCGGCGTGCTAGTCTCTCAAACGGCTTATCTCACTTTCAGCCAGCCCTCCTCTTCGTAGCCCGGACTCGACGGATTCGGTTCTGCTGGTTTTCTTCTTCTTCTTTTTCTTTCCCCCGTACGCCGCTTTCAGGCTGCCGTCCGCGTTATACATCTGGGGATACTTCTTTCTCAGTTCATGCTCTACCTGTGCTTGCTCGCGCAGATTCCGAGGTTTTGCTACTGCCATGCTGTGCCTCCAAATCCCGCCGCCGACTGCGCTTCGGCTGCCGGGGCTTGCTGCTGTTGTCTCATCTCAGTTCCAGGCCCCATCATGCTGCCACGCATCGGGGACCCACCGTTCTGTAGAATACCCTGCAAGCCGGACCCAGCCTTGCCGGTTTGCTGCGGACCCATCGACTGCAATATCTGCATTCGTTTCTGGAACTCAGGGTCTTGGAACACTTCCTGCACTGCCTCGGCGATGCCCATCTCTTCGGCTGCCTGCATCAATGCACGCGGCAGGTTGAACTCCACCCCCATCTGCATCATCACCATAGCCGACTGCGCCAGCGACGGGATAACCGATGTATGGAACTCCATCAGACGGCGCGAACGCAAAATCGGCTCAAGCACCGTCATCGAACGTTTAACGATCTCGAAGGTGAAATCAAGCCAGTCGCCCTTCCGCTGTTCCGGCGTCAGGAACAACTGGACCTCCTGACCGCCTGTTACACGACGGATTAGCGGAATGCCCGGAGCGTTGCCGTCGAACATCAGTGGATCGGTGTGCAGGTGCCACGCCTGCTTACGACTGATATCGGCGTGTACATCCGCGATGCGATCGCGCATGTCCTCGATACGCACCGAGGCGTTAGCCTGATTGCCGCTGTACTCCGTCGCTGTATCCGCTGTATTGCCCGCACCCATCAACTGATCCGGGTTGCCAGCGATGTAGTTGAACCAGCCCTTCAGTTCCTGGACCATGTTCTGGTTGTCCGGGTTCTGCCCACCGAACGAAGCGACATTGATGCCCTTCGGATCGGTACAGCCGATAGCCTCACCGTCCAGTGCCGTCCTGATCGCATCGGCGACATCCGCCAACTCAGGGCGATACAGCAGGATGTCCTTCTGCCGTTCGCTCTGCCCCATGAACTTCTTGAAGATGATGTTCGCCATGTCATTCAGGTCACGCCACATGCCAACCGGGGCGATGGGGAACGGATTGTCCGGGACCGGCTGCGTCAGCGCACCGATCGTATATGGCCCGCCATCCGGCCCAACATACTCCTGCGTATGTAAGAAATCATCGAGGGTCGTCTGATAGGGGTCGGGAACATACACGATAGCATCGGCGTCCGCCACATGCACTTCCACCACATACACATAGTCCTGCAATTCGTGCATCCTGGCGGCTTTCTTGCCGTCTTGCGTTATCGACTGCACCCACTGTGACTCACGAGGATGCTCATTGGCGGACGGAAGTTGTTCGAGCAGGTCCTTATCCCACCCATACTCTTCAAGCATTGAGCGCGGCACCCGTACGCGATGCCCCATGAATGCCGACTTGTCGAACGCAGTCGCGGTCGGGTCGAATGTAAAGTCATCGAGACTGATCGAGTCAGTAAATATCTGGCCGAGCGGCACGTCCTGGTCATCGGCGGTCTGCAACAGCATGCCGTCCGCCGCCACGCTCGTTTTGAGCACGGTGAATCCGAAGCACATATCCACGACCGACGCCCGCAGAACGTCCTTGAGCTTCAACTTTCTTTGCAGACGGTTCAGCGCCAGACCCAACATCTCCGCGTATTCCTTCTGATTGAGAAAATCGGTCTGCACTTTGTTGAACCCCTCGCGCTGGATCAGTGTTGGGACGAGGGCGTGTATAGCGAGAAACACCAGATTGATCGGCATCTCGCCAGTAAGGCCGTGCTCAGACCTAAAATAATGTCCAACGTAATCCTTCACAAACATGGCCCTGGCCTTGCGGTAACGGCGCATGCGCTCGAAGCCCTCTTTCACGGCTTCACTCACCACCTTCGCTGTAAGTTCTACACTCACATCACACCCCTAAAACCTGAACCGCTTTCGCCAGCCTGTTTTGTTTTGCTTTCTTTTTTTCCACTCCTCAAACCTCGACCCCCAGGAGCGTCCAGGCGCTACGATGCCCTTCTTTTTAGGCTGCGCCACTTCACGATCCAACGTCGTCAGTGCGTCAGCGATCACGATATCACCGTGTAGCAATCGTTCGGCCTGTTTCTTGTCCTGAAGCTCCGCCGGTCCTACGCTCCCGTCTGGGAAGTGGATATAGTATTTCATTTGTTCGAGACCGCGTTTGTCGTGATTGATGCACTTGCCCTGATACAGAGCGCGCTCATATCCGCGAAGCAGCAACTGCTTGGCGTCACGACTTGAATGCCACCCGAATTTGTCCGATTTCTTTTCCGCTACTGTGCCCACAGTTTCGGTGCGGAAGTAAAACGGATAGCGGTAGTCCTTGACCAGCACCTTGCCCAGGTCCAGCCCAGGCCCGTTTTTCTCCCACACAAGGAACGGCAGCCGCTGGCCGTTAGCCCCGCCACACCACAAAGCCAGCGCTATAATCACTCTGGCAAATTCGTTCGGCCTGCTGTTACGGCACTTCCATTTTGCTATGATCTCCCCCGACTGCTTACACCGTATGGAGCAAACGCTCTCCGAACCTCCTCTTCCAGTTGCCGTATCAATTCCAAAGATATACGTCTTAGATTGATCCGGTCTTCCGCAGATAAGCTCTGTCCAAACCTCAAGCTTTCCGCCGCTCGAAGCTGGTCGCACAGTGTAAGCGTTCGTATCCCTGCGTCGTAAGATGTCGGCGATGTCGTCATCGGCCACGCGCTCCTTTATCGCTATGTTGTATCGCCCGACCGGCTCCCTGGAAAAGAAGACGATGTGCTTGTCGATCTCGTTGAGGTCGAAGAAGGTGTCTCCGGCTTCCAAGTCCTCGGCGTAACACTCCTGCGCCAATTCCTTCGGCGTACGCCGCGTGGCTTGGTGCTCCAACCAGGGAGAAGAAATCTGATATCGTTTGGTGATGGGGTCTTGAAGGACAAATCGGCCCGCTCCTTTCTCTGGGTGGTCCCAGAACATCAGAGACACCAGCCTGATCTGGCCGGAGTTCATCCACCGTGAATACTCCGTTCCGGCCCCAGCCGGTGTCGAGTTCACGATTCTGCACGGCGTCACGTCAGCCGTAGCGGTGCGTATCTCCTCCCCGTTGTCCACCTTCGCAAACTCGTCCAGTAACAGCAACGAGCACCGATCGCCGGACATAGCGTGCTTCGTTGTAGACTCACCAGCGATCGTTGAATTGTTTAGCTCGTTGTGGATGCGCAGCTTCGTGCGATTCTTGCTGCCCTTTTCTATGACACCGGGTGGGCGCATCCACTCAGCGAGCCAGCTGTTGCAGTAATCGTGTTTCCAGAACAGGCTCTTGCTCGTCGGTCCGTCTACATAATCTTCAGTGCGGGACATCTCGCGTATCTGAGTGTCGGGCACAAATAACCACTTGTGGTGCAAGAAGAACATGCACAGCCAGCTTGCGCCCATGTCACGCGATTTGCGGACCCCGACATCTTCGCCGGTCTGGTATGCCTCCTCAAACGCCTCCCACGCCTCATCCTGGCATTCCCAGGTAATCATCGGCTGGTGCTTCACCCTAGCCGGACGACTGCGGCCGGTCTTTGGGTCAGTTTCGAACTGCCAGTATGTCCAGCCGAACAGATTGACCCACAGGAGTCCACTATCCCGGCACGCAGCTAGCAAGTCAGCCTGCAAAACTGGATCGTTATCGGCGTCCCGCAGCACCCGTTCTCGCCACGCGAGATTGGCGTCCTTGCGCTTTGGCACCTTGAGCCCGGTCTTCGGGCATGTCCAGAACTCGCGCTCAGAAGGGAACGGTTCGGGTAGCAGGCCCAGCTTTCCTGGGTGCTCTGAGAAACCAGCACCTATCACGATCCGTCCTCGGTCATAGCGTTCAGCCTGTCCTTGTTCGCCTGCGACACTCGATCGGCGGCCGATGTACGTCTGTCGTTCGGGTCATCAGACTGGACGCCGATCTTGCCCTCCACGCGATCGATCAGCAGCTTCACGTAGTCCAGGTTCAACTCACCGGTCTCGCTATATGTCTCGGTGTCAATGTCGTAGACATATCCGAGGGCCTTAAGCCAGATTTTACGAGCGAGCGCCTCACCCTTGCTGACGACCTCTGACTTCCCCGTCACTGGATTCAGGATAAGCTCGGTCTTCTCTGTACCGATGCCGCGAATGTACTGGCTGATGAGCCTGCCTGACCGGCCGATCTGTCCAAGCTCGGTCAGCTTTTTGTTTTCCCTACTCGGCTTCTTTGCCATTGTTTCGCTTTCATTCGCAGAAAGTTTATCAGACCCCGCCGATCGTCGGCCGTCAGTGTCTTCTTCAGGTCATGCCGCTCCATCAGATACCCATATCGGTCAGGATATGTTTCCTGGAACCACTTAGCCATGAGCAGCGGGTCTTTGTGCCATTTTTCTAGGTGGCAGCGGTAGCAAAGTATAATGACGTTGCGTATGTCCCACCGCAAACCATGCCCTTCACGCTTTGGTATTACGTGGGACGTATGCAACTTTCTAAGATCGGCGTGCTCTACTGCTGTCCATCCGCAATGACAGCACCGCTCACCGTCTCTGGCTAGGGCGGCCTTGCGAAGCTCCTTGTCCAGTTGCTCGGCGAGCAAAGTTAACTCGCCCTTTTTTCTTCGCTCTGCCATTAGTTAGTCGGCCTGCCGTAAACGCTTTCTATAAAAAAGCGCGTCAGAACCATCATCAAGGTATTCCGGCAGTTCCCCGACCAGCTTATACCCCGCCCTGACATACAGCGCACAGGCCGGGGCGAAGATCGGGTGATCGTACGTCTCCACGAACATCTCCCTGAAACCCCTTGATAGTGCTATGGACTCCATCAACGACAGGCCCAGAGAGGCAAGACCCTGCCGCCGGTAGTTCGGATGGACCGCCAGATAGCCAAGCCACGTCTTTCGACTGGATATTGAGCACCCGATCCCGGCTATGGATATCAGCGTGTCTCTGTCGAACAGGCCCCACAGGTCGGATTCACTGCTGTCGTCGCACGCGGCGAACTCCTCCTCGGCCTTAGCCCCGACAAGCTCCCCCATACAACTATATATTAGCGGAACAGCCAACTCGCGGCTTTGTCTCAACGATAGCTCAATCATACAGGTCACAATCTCTTATCGAAGCGATGATGTGCTCGATCGGCTCGCAGATGCTTACTGAACTGCCGGGATCGGGTCCTCCAACCAACAATCCGATCGGTCGGCCGTCCAATGTCACGACCGGACCTCCACTGTTCCCCGGCGATGCGTCAGCAGACACCTGAAACGCCTCGATCCAGACATACCAATCCCTGCCAATGAACGTCAGTCGCCCAAACGTGATGGACCCCGATAGGTCCGTTTCCCACGGAGTTCCGATGATAGCCACTTCATCGAACAGTCTGATACTGTCAGAATGTGACAGTTCGATACCGCCGACTATGCCGGGAACTTTCAAGATCGCAATATCATAGATCGGGCTCTGCCACACCCCTTCAACCTCGAAGATTTCGCCGCTCGGCGTCTTGATCTTCATATCCTGCATGTGCTCGGTACAGTGCTTGGCCGTGAGAACATATCCGCAAACAAATACGACCCCGCTGCCGTGACCAGACGCGCCGATCAATACAGTCACGGTATTGTCGCGCACCCGCAGAATAGCCGAGAAGTCGGGCTGCTCAAGAGCGGCCAGCCGCTCGGAAAGATCGGCGGCGATGTTGCGGTTAACCTGTGCCGTTCGGTTAGCATGCCAAGACACGGTATCCAGCATGCCCCACAACCGCTCGTTGTTCCTGACCTGTGCGTACTGGCCGACGGCAAACGCCACGGCCAGGACGGCGATAAGTGCGGCCCTGATCCTACGATTCATCACGCAAGTCTCCGAAGATAGGCGGTTCCGCCGCTAGCCAAGCTTTGATAGTGCAACGACGTACTTCCGATCGGCATCTGGATAACAACCGTGCTGCCTGGGGTGCAAACCCACCCGATGTTAGCGGCGGTCGCCGTAGTGAGCAGGCCGAACAGAAAGGTAGAATCGGCCAGTGCCCCGTCGGCCATCGCGCCAGGCACCACCGTGGCCGCATAAGTCGCCCCGCCGACCAGCCCGGTGAGTTCGTGATCTGCCCCGCTAGCGGCGTCAAGCAGGGTCTGCCCGGAACCAGCCAGTGGCGCACAAGCCCCAAGGTCTGCCGGGATCACACGGCCGATGTTGTCGATGTTGTATCTCATTCCAACTCCTTCAATCTAGCGTCGATCTTTTCGATAGTGCTGTCCGTCAATCGCTTCATATCCTCGGTCCGAAACAACATCGGTGCCCCCACAATACCCATCGCGTACCCATCCTCGACGGCCTTTTTGGCCAAAAAATGCGTATTAGTCGAATTTTCAACAAAGGAAATCCGTGTTTTTACTTAACGACTATACCGTCTGTATGGGTTATATAGTATATACTGGATATTCTACACTATATTTTTCCATTCCGGGGGACCCAGGGGGCCTTATGCGGGGTTAGCCAGAAAATTCGCATGAGTTGGAGGGCCTATATGGGGGTCCCGCCTCACCACCGACCGAAGGCAAGGGTGGGACCCCCGGATCGGCAGGTCCTAAAATATGTGGCCCATCGACCGCGCCAACCGCGTCCCATAACCATCAATGCAACATAATCTCCATTATGGGGCGTGCTTTCCGGGTCAATAACGAGGATGCTCTGCTCCCTGCACCCCTTTCACAGTATCGGCGGCCCCGTCCTATAACCCGTTGGGCATGTTAGGCTGGCCTAACTATCTACGTTTTTGTAGACAAGGGGTCAAAAACCTACATTTTTGTAGAAAACACCCTGCCAAAATGGCAGGCACTGACTGCCAAAATGGCATACGACAGGACAACACCCTGCCCCTACTACACTTACAGAATTTCACACGTTAGTTGTTATACCCTATCGAATCCGGGGCATCGGACAGCCCCCGTCCTTGCGTAGCAAAGGTTTATGTTCTTTACGTCTCCTTGCCCTGCCGAAAATAGAAAGACTACTGTACTGAAGGGCTCGACGACAGAGCATGGAGGCAACAACAGAGGATAACAATAGGGGATGGGGGGCAACAATAGGGGATTTCAGTAGCGCACTTTCCCTATGGAAAAAGGTTAGGGGCGAAAATCGATGGACATAGAGCGTAAACATTGTAAACCCTTGCTACATAAGGCCGGTGCCTGTCCGACGCGTTTTTGCCGCCCAGGCGAATTTACGTCCGATAACTACTAAACAATGGGTTAGCGGCCTTAACAATAGCGTCATGGGACCTAAACAATTGATCCGGGCGACAAACAATAGGACCGCGTCCGCGCGACAGGCGGACACGCATGGACTGTTCGCTGCTCTATTGTTAGTCCATGCGCGGGGCTGATCGCCTGCACGCCCCCGCACTGAATCACCCCTGCCCGATGACCATGCCGGGCCATATCGTCCGCCACACAGGCACACAGGAGGCTTGTCGGCCATGCTGCCAGTGCTACGGATTCGGGACCGCCGATAGATAGGTGTTGGCACAAAAAATTCGGCCACAAGTCATTGTGACGCAGGCACTTAGCGACAATTTCCAAGGCAATGCTTGCGTGGCGTTTTGCTTTGTGGTACCATGACGTAAGATTTAGGTAGCAGGATGCAGCGAAACACGCAGGGACGGCCGCTCTTTCACAAGTCGATACTGCCCGTCAACGGCGATTGTGCCGATGGAGATTACACCATGATTAGCGCATTGTGCAGAGCTTGGGGCATGTCGGCCGATAGAATGTGGGAAACCGCTATTCTGGTAGCTATGGTCTATGCCGCACTGTGTTAGGGGTGTGCCATGTATACAATCATGTTGGCAGTCCTGTTTTGGGTCGCAGTATTCGTGCTTGTTGAAGGCTGCGACCTATAACAGGACGACGGGGACAATCCCCGTTGGTGGGCAGTATCGGCAAAAACTTAGGTTATCGGATGCCTGTGTGGCCTATCGGCTCCGGTCCGATAACAGAAAGGGGGTTTCCCTATGGCTTCCAAAAGCCAGCGTCGCCGGGAACGGCGCGCGGAAACCGCCCGGAATCTGCCTGATCGTGAAGCATTTGCAGAGGCAAAGGCAATTCGCCTGCTGCAAGGCATGGTCCCAAGACGGCTGGACGCGGGAATCACCGCGTCTATCCACTGGGCACCGAAAACGATGGGCGAAAACGGGCGGTTTGTTCCCCGCAAGCATAGCAGTCGTGGACCGATGATACGTGGTAAATGTCATCGGACCCCAAAGCTTGTCGGGTCCTACGTACGCTGTTTCGGGTAGTATCGGACGTTTTCTGTCCAGACTGGGCCACCGTGTAGGTGGCCTTTTCTTTGCGCTGGGCGGACTATCTACTCTATACGGGAGGAATCACCATGAAAGCCACTGTAAAAGACGGGAAGCTCACCATCGTGCTCGACTTGAACGACGAACCGTCACCGTCCAGTACCGGGAAGATGTTGCTCTACGCATATTGTCCCTGGTCTGATCTCGGCGTGCAGCATGACGGCGTCCCGATTCGGGCAACGGTGACGGTCGGGACGAAAAACCCCGACTACGTGAAGTAGTACGGTATCCGGGTGCGAACCGTATCACTACGGTTCCATCCCGTGTATCGTGAAAAGACAACTAAGTAATGGGAGGTGCGTATGGTAGTGCTCAGCATACGCATATCCACAGAGCTTGCGATCTATCACCGCTTGCGGTCGGACGGGTGGCGGGTGTTGTGGGTATGTGAAGGCAGAGTGTGCCTTGTGAATGATTGACAATCTGTTGAAGGGAAGATCGTATGGGCAAGCTCAGACGAGCAGCGCGTGCGGTCTGTCGCCGGAACGGCCATGAGATGTCGCGTTTTCGGCCCGATTCTCGGTACGGGAAGAATGTCTATCATTCGACCTGCGAGAAGTGTCGGTGCTATGCGACAACGACCGATCACTCTGTGTGGTCGGGTGGACGTGAAGTGACAGGCAACGCACTAACGAGAACGTGTATGTAACCATCTTCACTCTCTGATAGCACGGTGGAGACCACAATCACCGTGTGGTCCCGGTCTCACTGCGGGTGACGGGGGGTTCGTGGCCTCTGCCGGGATTTGTTAAGACAATTTGTTAGGGACGATCTATGGACTATCGTCAGCAGTTGGAACAGAACGAGGCAGGTGTACGTCAGTCCAGACGGGCAGCGCATGCGGTCTGCCGCGAAAACGGGCACAAAATGTCGATGTTTCAATCCATTTTTTGGTACGGGAAGAGAGCCTATCGTTCGACTTGTAGTAAATGCAGATGTTACGTGATGGTGAACGACTATCCCATATGGTCGCGTAGACGTGAAGTAACCGGCAATGCACTGACGAGAACATGCGATTCTATGTTTGTTAAGGAGTAGCCAATGGACTATCATCATCGGGAAGATGCCGATACCGGCCTATGGCCTACAGAGTGCCCACATGGCTGTATGGCCGGCGACGGTGAAGTGTGCGCGCATGGGTATCCGGCACTGAAGCATTAACAACACGCCCCTGTCGTCTAACTGGATAGGACGCCCGATTCTCAGTCGGGAAATGTCGGTTCGATACCGGCCAGGGGTATTGTTGGTGATAGCGTGAAGAACTGATTGGAGGTTGATGATGAATCGTGAACAGGTACAACACGAAATTGTCGAAGTCTTGACTCGACACGGCCTTGGCGATCTATCTGGCTTACTTGCCGATATGGAAGTGGACAAGCCAGAAGGCGGAGAAACTGGTAAGCTGGCCTACTACAACGCAGAACGGCAACAGCGGACCAAGCTGCGAGTAGGCAAGTGGGTTCGGAAGTTTTTCGGGGAAGGGCGCAGTGACCACGACATTCAGAAGATCGGCAGTGACATTGTTGCCGCTTTGTGGGCCGGTAGTGGTGGCGACGGGGATGAGAATGGTGTCGTAGAGCTTCGCGGAGAGGATTTGCGGGATTTCTATCTGGAAACTGTGTCCGGCATATCGTCCTGTATGGCGTACGACTCAACGCAACGCTACCTTGACATTTATGTTGACAACCCAGACAAAGTGTCTTTAGCCACAGTACGAATCGACGGCGATGCCGCAAGAGCTTTGGTTTGGACTGCGCCGGGTGGCCAACGCTACATGGATCGGATTTATCATACGTCGGATGCCTGCAAGGCGGCGTTGGAGGGTTATGCACGCAATCGCAACATATTTAGTCGTGATGATCTTTTTAGCATGACTGATCGAATCGAAATGGAAATTTGTAATGGATCCGATTCATTCTGGCCGTACATGGATACATTGTTTTATGTAAACATTCACAGTCCTTCTATGTGCAGTCTGTCATCCAAACACGGCGAATATGAGGCGCAGGATACAGATGGGGGCTTGTTGGAGGTTCGCCATTATTGCTGTGATTGCGGCGATGAGGTGTACGACGACCAAGTTTACAGCAATGAGAACGGAGACGAATACTGTGAAAATTGTTACTACTATACATACACATCGTGTGAACGATGTGGATCAGAAATAACGTGCGATGATGCGGTTACAGTCCATAACGGCAATTGTAATTACGATATGTGCCAAGATTGCGCTGATCGCTGCTATCGTCGTTGTGAATACTGTTACGAGTATTATAACAGCGACCTAACTAGCGAGGATTGCGATGGCAACATAGTGTGTGACTACTGTTATGAGGAACACTGCACCGAATGTGAAGAATGCGGGGCAGTGATTAAACTTGATAATATAGTTAGAGACCAAGACGGCCGGGGTTTGTGTAATGATTGCTTTGGCGAGTCTTATGCATACTGCAATGAGTGCGATAACCTATTTAGCAAGGACGTACTTGTGGATGGATTCTGCCCGGATTGTGCAGTTGAGCACATGGTAAAGGAGTGCACGAATGTGGGTTAAGAAAAGTGATTTGTTGCCATATTTTGGCAAGAAACAGAACATCTTCAATATGTTTCCGACTTCATGCCACAAGGGACGCTGCAAACGAGAGCGGCATGTCTATGTTGACAATGGGGCGCCGTTGTTGCTGGTGGCGCACATTGACACTATACAGACGCCACGACTGGACAAGGTGAATCGTGGCGCCGGGTTCGATGACCGGCTTGGAGTGTATACTGCCCACCGGCTGTGCAACGAACGACCCGATCTATTTGATCTATTGCTTGCCGACTATGAGGAGTGTGGAGCAAGTACGGCACAATACTTTGGCCCAACGCATGACTACAATCTTATCATCGAACTGGATCGCGAAGGCGAGGACTACGTGAACTACGACCTTGCCTCCGAGGAACTGACGGCCGTGCTTGAGTCGTATGGTTTCAAGCAAGGTATCGGCTCGTTCTCTGATATCTGTTTCATGGACCACGTTGTCGCCAACAAGATCAACGTCGGGCTTGGGACATACAGTGGACACAGTACTAAAAGCGGCTTCGACTTATGCCAGTACAACCGACAGATGGAACGCCTGATGGAGTTTGTCGAAACATGGTTCGATCGTTCATGGCCTGAGCCAGAAGTCCCGTCCTGGAAAGAGTACTTTTATGGGGGCGGCCATGATGACCCTTATGATGACGGCCCGATCAAGCTGTCGCCGGAGCAGGAATCACTGGACGAAGAAACGTGGCCGGTCCTCGATGATGATGTGTTTGAGTGGACCGATGAGGACGAGCAGATTTGGAGAGAGTACAAACGAAAGCTAAAGGAGAAAAAGCATGACGAAAAAGCATTTCGATAGGCTGGCATATGGGTTGTCTCGATGCGAGCCGGACGGACTAGAATGCATCCGATCTCACCGCGTATGGGTCGCATGCGTGCAGGCAGTCTCAGAAGCCTGCTCATTTTCGAACGAAAGATTCGACCCAGTGCGTTTCGAGAACGCCTGCCGGTATGAGTATTGGGCAGGTCGGAGGCCCCCGAAGTGAATGAGATAGTGACGGTGTGCCTGATCTTAACTGTAGCGTTGTTGTTCATGGCGACGGAGGAGTGGTAAGATGAGATACAAACTGACGACACAAGACATGAAGACTCGGCACAGAGAGCCGAACGAGGTCACGTGGGAAGTCGGCAAGTGGGTAGAGGCGGCTGGGGATGTCGGCGGTAGCCTCTGCTCCGATGCTTACATCCACTGGTACGAAGGCTCTCCCGAACTGGCAATCCTGCTCAATCCGATCCACGCACACATTGAAGAGCCCAGATGTTGGGAAGTGGAGTGTGGGGGCAGGGAGAGTCGGGACGGTGGCCTGAAGGGTGGCTCACGTCGCGTGAGACTCGTGCGTGAGGTGCCTGTGCCGGAGATAACCACAGAACACAGGGCTCGGTTTGCAATTCTGTGCGCAAAGGCCGCGTGCAACAACCCAGTGTGGAATCAGTGGGCGGACAAGTGGCTCTCAGGAGAGGATAGGTCTGTGGGGGCCGCAGAGGCCGCTGCATGGGCCACACGGGTCGCAGTGGCCTCTGCGGCGGCCGCACGGGTCGCAGAGGCCGCTGCATGGGCCGCACGGGCCGCAGCGGCCGCTGCGGCGGCCGCTTCATGGGCCGCAGAGGCCGCAGCGGCCGCTGAATGGGCCGCTTCATGGGCCGCAGAGGCCGCCACACGGGCCGCAGAGGCCGCTTCATGGGCCGCACGGGCCACACGAGTTGAAGAGGCCGAGAACATAGACCTTGTGGAAATTGCCCGCAGGGCGGTTTATGGAGACTAAGATGAGTAAAAGGCCGTGTGCAAAGTGCCAAGGACGCGGCGGCACGACAGAACAGATCGGCTCCGATATCCTCCGGGTCCGCAAGTGTGATCGGTGTCACAGATTCTTCACCGACCTGCAAGCGGCACAATGGATGTATCGTAAGCCGCGATGTGTGCGTGCAGACTCAGGAGAGATCGCTGTCCTTGTAAAGGAATCCAATGTATTGTGAGCGAAGATGGCTATACATAAAGCCAAGAAGAGATTGCCGCTATTGTCACTGGTATGAATGCGACGGACATTCACATACTGTGGATAAAGTCACGCTTGATGCCATGCTGTCTAACTGTCCAACACGCAAGAAGCTCAAGAAGAGTGGCAGAGAGCGAACAGACCCAGTAGAGTGGGACGGCCTGCGTACGACGTGCCGCAGGTGGCGATGGTGGAAGGGCAACAGACCGGATGTTGATCCAAATCAGGCGTGCGAAGAGTGCACGTTGCCACGACCGTGTGACCATCGCGGCGAGGCCGGTCAGTTTTACATAGATCGGATGAAGGAGAAGAAGAATGTCTCTGAACCTAAGCTTTCTTAACAAGCTGGATGTAGATCAGCACGCCATCGAATTGTATCGAGCGTGCAAAGTGGTGGGGTTTAGAGAGTTTGTCGATGAACTACGCCGATTTGTTCGTACGTTTACAACCCCAGGTTCTGCGATACGCAAGCGTCTGATGCAGCATATCGCCGATATAGAGGAGAAAGGGGGGTCGGAATCGCAAGGCGAAAACGCAAAGTAAACGCTGGTATACGTATGACCATGCCAGACATCATCAAGCGGGCCAATGCTGTCTCCAATGAGCTGATCTGTCGGCATGGCTGTATGCAGGCACAACGTATCGCACGTAAAGCATATGAAAAAATAACGGCAGCTTATGAGGCTCAGCAGAGAAAGGAAGACAACGTATGATGAACACCGAACTCAGCATGTTCAGACCGGCCTGGACCCAGGACAATTTGCACGCCTACAAGGACTTGCATTTCTGCGGGATCAAGCCTGGGTATTTCGAGAAGACGGGTGGAGACACAGGCCACCAACTTGACCTGTATGTAGCCCGCAGGAATGAAAGGAGCACAAAATGACCATTCAGCAATATGTAAAGAAGGGTGCCGATCAGTTCACAAAAGACACAGGCATCCCGTTTCGCACCGCGTTTCGAACACGCAAAGGAAAGGTCAGCCACATCATAATGCCTGCCGATCTGAGGGTGGAAAATGTGGAACAGATCCTACAACCGGACTAATCGATAGTGTCCGAACACTGGCTGTGCAACTTTGCCAAAGTTTTCTTTGAAAATGGCCGGGTTATCGGGCATAAACGTGGGTGCGCGATGGTAATAATGGAGAGCGCGATGTCGCGCTAGAAAGGAGCGGCCGTGGAGCTTACACGAACCCTGAGAGATTTCTGTGATGTCGGCTACCATGAGTATGGGTCTGACATCAACCGGCTCGACGAGTTTCTTCAAGACCTCGGACTGACATACAGACAGGTAGAGTGCTACTTGGCGTGGATCGATGGCATGTTGCAGGCCGATATTGCTGCGGCTGTCGGCATCAGCGCGTCAGAGGTTAGCCGTGAGATCAATCACGTACTTGAAGTGTTTCCTCATTTGGACAGGGCCCGATGATGTGTGGAAAAGGGGATAAGCGGCGTCCTCGTAGTATCAGTCGGGAAGAAGAGGACCTGCGGTACAAGTATGCGTACGGAGGCATGACGTTCAAGCAGTTTGAGATGCGGTATCGTGAGCTTGTCAAGGAGGGAAAGATTGTCCGAAGTGGTAGAGTGTGTGGAGAATAGAATGAATGAAATGAGATCGTTTGACACCGGAGCAGTCCGGGACACTCTGGACGGCAAGTTGTCGTATATGCGGGCGCTAAGCCCAGAGGTCTTGCGACGGTATGTAGAGTATTTAGACAGGCACAGGACGTGTGCAGACGGCACGTTGCGGGACTTCGATAACTGGAAGAAGGGCATCCCGCTCGACGTGTATGCAGACTCACTTCTGAGGCACACGTTTGATGTGTGGCAATTTGTGCTTGGAAATGAACCAAGTGAAATGACCACACTTGACGACCTGTTGTGCGCCGTGATTTTCAATGCCAGCGGCATGTTGTTTGAACTCTCAGTTGAAGATAACGGCGGTCACAGGGAGGAGATAAAGTTATGAGGCCAACATGCTATGTCAGCCACTCCATACGCGGGGTGTATGGAGAGAAAGCTACCGACGAACAGATGAAGGAGAACTGTGACAGGGCTGTCACGTTCGCCAGCGAAATGCGGACATCGTTCCCGATGATCGACTTTTACGTGCCGGGTGAATGCGATGAGTTCGTTCAGAAGGCGCATCGCATGGGGTACCTAACTGAGCGGCAGATTCTCACTGTCGATTGTGAGTTGATTCGGAAGCGTGATATGCTGCTGCTGTACGCCCCGGACCTTTACAAATCTGACGGCATGCGATACGAGGAAGAGTTCGCCCGGTCGATCGGCAAGCCGACCATCACTCTGGAACGATGGAGCCCATCGGAAGCAGAAAGGTTTGAGCGACGTGTGTTGCAGAATCACGTTAGTTATGTTGCGGGGTGCAAAAGATGGCTAGGACTTTAGTGATACCCGATCTTCACCTGCCCGCTGATCGCGTAGGCTTTCTTCAATTCAGCCAGGATATATTCGATCAGTGGGACTGTAACAAAGTAATCTTCCTTGGTGACGTGGTTGACTGGCACGCGATCAGTATGTGGACCCGACACCCGGAGCTTCCTGGACCCAAGGACGAATATGAATTGGCCTGCACCCAAGTCAAGCGTTGGAGTGACGCATTTCCGACGGCTAAGGTTTGCGTTGGAAATCACGATGAACGCCCGGCAAGGTTAGCACGTACGGTTAACATACCGGAGTTCATGTTGCGGCCATATAGTGACTTGTGGCCTGCCAAAGGATGGACATGGGGGCGTAGATTCCATGAGGATGGGGTGACATTCATGCACGGTACCGGGTGTAGTGGTATTCATCCTGCGTGGAACTTGATGAACAACAAGATGCATATGTCCGTGATAATAGGTCATTGTCATACACGAGCCGGAGTTAAATGGTCATCTAATGTACGTGAACGTAAGTTCGGTATGGACTGCGGGTGCGGGATTGACGAGGAGAAGTTCAACTTCGCTTACGCACATAATGACCCGATTCGGCCGTTCCTATCGGTGGCAGTAGTCATCGACGGAGTGCCATACTTGGAGCCTATGCGATGCGGTAAGGGCGAGCCATACCACGATTCAAAATTCAAGAAGGTGATGAGGTGAGTGTGTTGGAACTCCCTGACCCCAAGGAATATCGAGGAAACAAGGAGGTATACAAACGATTGCGGTCCGTCGTCATTGGCCTGCGCTCTCAACTGACTCACGAGGAAGACTTGAGAAGGATGGTCGAGTTTGCCAACGTCATTCACCCAGGGTCGTTTTGTGACCCAGGGAGGCTGCCGTTCGTGTCTTACAGCGGGTCCTGCAAGTCTCCAAAGCCGGAACACTGCCTGCTTGCCAAGGTCAGTCGCACTATTCTGGCGTATTGGGACTACAAGCTTGGAACTCTTGGGCAATCCGTGACTCTGGAAATGACAGAGAATCTGGTCGAGGAACTTGAGGCTGTTCAAAAGAAAGGGCTGCGCGCCTACAAAGTAGAAGGTTCCGAAGAGCATGGGTATATGTTGGCGGCGATGACGAGGGAAGCCGGGATGAAGGGTACACGGAGTAGCGACCGTGCCTAAGCGCCTCAGGCATCAAGACAGCCCTGATGAAAAAAGGCCCGGCCCGCCAATATATTTTTAGGGGTGTGAATGTGAGTAAACGCAAGATGAAACTGCGGGAGGTCGCATGATAATCGACTACATGAAGACCCCGCTATATCGCATGACATTTCAAAATTCACGCATACGTATGTGGGTAGAAAAACAATGTGTTGGTCGGGTGTTGAACCTATTCGCCGGGGAGACTGAACTTGCGGTAAACGAACTGCGTAACGACATACGATCCGATACTACCGCTCATTATCACATGGACGCGGTGGATTTCATCACGGAATGGAGCGGTGAAAAGTTCAATACCGTCGTGCTCGATCCACCATACAGCTATCGCAAGTCAATGGAGATGTATGACGGCGCTTCATGTAGTAGGTTCAATCTTCTCAAAAACAGGCTGTGGAGAGTGCTAAAGAAAGACGCTCGTGTAATCACGTTCGGATATCATTCAGTATCGATGGGACAGAAACGTGGGTTTGTTCAGGAACGCGCCCTTCTTATGAGCCACGGAGGAGCAATTCACGACACCATAGCTGTAGTGGAGGTGTGGAAAGGAACTGAATAATGCAAGACTGGCGGGAAGTGCTACAGGCCGCAGGATTCCCAGTGAATGCGCTGGTGCTTGATTTCGAGACCTATTGGAGTAAGAACTACACGCTCAAAAAGTTGAGCATGGTTGAGTTCATTACTGATGATCGGTTCGAATTGACCGGGCTGTCGTGTTGTGACGTAGAAAGCGGGCTGCTCAACTTCCTTGAGCCGTGTGAGGCTGGGCCATACCTACGTACTATGGAGCCACACTTAGACAATTACACCATCGTGGCACAGAACGCCAACTTCGACTGCCTGATACTGCGTGAACATTTTGGCATCATGCCCAAGTATATCGTGGATACCCAAGACCTCGATAAGATGTGGGATGCCCGATCCAAGCACAATCTGAAAGTCATGGCCGAGAAGTGGGGAGCACCGGCCGCTAAGGGCGATACCGTACAATCTCTGGGCTTACACTGGAACGATATGACAGAGGAACAACGATCGGCGTGGGCTGAGTATGCCAAAACTGATGCTGAGATCGAGGCGTGGCTGTTTAAGAAGATGCTGCCGATTGTCGTGTCACGCCCTGAAATTGAATTGCCGGTTGCCAACATGACGCACCAGATGTATCTCAACCCCACTTTTCAAATCGACGTGGAGCTTGGACAAAAGATCATCGACGGCATGCGTGCCGAAATGCTGGCACCTATCGATCGACTGCGTCGTCGTGGTGTAAAGCCTGCGGCGGGCAAGAAAACACTTGAGGAGTCTATCGGCGGGTCGATATCGTTTGTCACAATGCTTATGGAAGCACTGCCGGATGGAGAGTCGGTTCCGCTCAAGGCTGGAGAGCCTACAAAGAACATGATTCCACTAACAGGCGTAGGCATGATACCTGCTCTGGCTAAAGACGATCAGGGCATGCACGAATTATTGCAACACTCCAAGATGAGCGTGCGTCGTCTTGCTGAGGCCAAGCAGTCATTGCAGTCCTGGCCGCTTCACATCAGTAAAGTAGACAGCATTATGAAGCAGGCCGCATGTTGTGATGGTTTCATCGGTACGCCGCTTGGATATCACAATGCGCACACCGGAAGATGGGGGGGAATCGAGGGCATTAATCTTCAGAATCTTGGCGGTGCCGGTCGGGGCGGTAAAGGGACACACCCGCTCATCAAGGAAGTACGCCACATGCTGGTTGCCCCGAAAGGATATGTGCTCGGCATCCAGGACTACAGCAAGGTAGAGGCGGTCGGTGTTGCGTGGCAGGCCGGGCAGCGTGACTTGTTGGAGGGTTTCCGCACCGGATCGGATGTATATTCTGACTTGGCGACCGATCTGTTCGGTCACGAAGTCCGCAAGTCTAAGGAAGATGACGCGCCGGATGTGGCGCTACAGATGGACATTGAGCGCGGCTTTGGCAAAGACGCCATTCTCGGTTGTCTTGCCCGCAACACGCCGATTCTTACGAGCAACGGGTGGAAGCCGATCCAAAGTGTATCAGCAGAAGATAAGCTGTGGGATGGATGCGAATGGGTCGGTCACAATGGGATAGTATATAGAGGGAAAAAAGCATGTATACAGGTTAGCGGCGCGTGGTTGACGCCAGAACACGAGGTCTTGACCTCGGACGGATGGACTACAGCGGCAGAACTAAGCACGCACAGCCATATGTCGGAAAGACCTATGGTTCCCTTACGGTTACAAAGATTGGTCGCGGACCCAGTAGGGGAATTAAGTCCATCCAATGTCGTTGCTCCTGTGGTAGAGTTTCTACTCCGGCAAGAGACAATCTGGTCTCAGGAAAATCTACACGCTGTAATGTCTGTGCTAAAAAGGCATCCGGGAAAACTCAGGGTTATGACACTGAAGTCAAAGAGCCGCATCGCTCACGACTGCTTAACCGAATTTGTGCAGTCGTTAGCCGGTGTGAGCGAAGACCGCACAAACATTATGGTCAACGAGGTATCAGAGTGTGGCCCTGTTGGGTCACAGATCGAGTCGCTTTTCTTGAGTACTTGGCATCACTACCTGGATGGGATGACCCGGAACTTGAGATCGATCGAGTCAGCAATGATCGGGGATATGAGCCGGGTAATCTACGATTCGCCACCCGGTCGCAGCAGATGCGTAACACCAGAGTTAACTATGAGTGTGGCATCGGAACAGAAGCTGTGTGTGAATGGTGTGGCAACACATTCGAACGCAGAAAAAGAGATCAACGATACTGTTGCAAGCATTGTTCCGGTTATGCTACACACATACGACATCATGCTGGCTGGGCCGAGAAGGCGGTTTCAAGCAAGCAGCATGATAGTAAGTAACTGCGGGTACGGCATGGGCGCATCCACTTTCTACGATCGGTGCTATGCCAACGAACTTCTGAAACCAAGATTTGATGATGGTACGTTCGATGTGAGATTTATTGAACAGGTGATCCAGACCTATCGACACAAATATAGTCGGATTCCAGCATACTGGAAGCGGCTTGAGAATGAGTGGCGGTGGGTTACAAAGTACCCGTTCGAGACACGCCGAATACCAGAATGTGGGCTTGAGTTCTTCAACAAGGACGGAGCTACATTTATTCGGCTGCCGAGCGGACGTACCCTACGGTATCCTAATGCTCAGGCTAATCGCAGTAGTGGTGAACTGCGTTATCACTGGGGACATTTGTGGGGTGGTGTGTTGACAGAAAATGTAATCTCTGCTCTATGCCGTGACTTCATCGCAGAGTCCCTGCTGAGATTACAGGACAATGGGTTCTGGTGTGTACTCACTGTGCACGATGAGATCGTTGCGTTCTTGCCGGAAAAGAACGCTGAGAGTAGGCTGAAGGAAATGGGCGAGCTTATGGAGATCGTTCCGTCATGGGCAAAGGGGTTCCCGTTGCAAGTAGAAGGCAAGATTTCTGAAAGGTATTGTAAGTGAGCAACATCCGCCTATCCGCCACAGCCATACAAGACTGGCTCGAATGCTCTCGCCGATTTCTCTATCGTTATGAATACGGACTTCGGCCTGATGAAGATAGAGACAGCCAGCGAATTGGCACAACGTGGCACAACTGTCACGAGATCATACGCATGGTCCCGCAGTCCAAGTGTCCGACGTGCATGCACCGTGGAGAAGTGCATTATGACTGCTACTTGTGCGACGGAACCGGGCGGCTACCTCAAGACATGATGGAGGCAGTTACCCGTTATGTCAACCATGCATATGCTGAGGTACCGGACAACAAATCGAGAGAAGAGTGGGAGGTTGAAAGAATCGGCGTGTTGTATTCGTTCAGCGGGTATCGCTGGTATTTCGACAACTCTCGGTTTGAGAACTTGGCATCCGAGGTCTGGTTCGATAATCCGGTGGTCAACCCTATCACAAAGCGTGAGATGCAGGGTGTAAAGGTCGTCGGCAAGACCGACCATATTCTGCGGGACAAAGAGTCAGGGTTAATCTACATTGGCGAGCGCAAGAGTACATCTACCGGCATCGACAACATGGACTACTGGGCGCGGTTGGAGATGGACGTACAGGTGACGCTGTATATGTACGAGCTTCGCATCGCCCAGATGACCGGCAAACTGCGCAAGTACGGCATCAGTGAGGACGACCCGCTCATTCACGGTGCTTGGTATGACGTGTGGCACAAGCCGAGTATCAAACCGAAGGCGTTGAGTCAAAAAGACACAGCGGAGTTCTTGAGTTGCGGCGTGTATTGCGGAGAGAAGTTCGCCGTCGGGGAAGACAACGGCGCAGTATTCGTGAATGATGACAGTGCTCTGACTGTACCAGGCAAGAAGGGTTTCGCTATCCGCGAGACGCCTGAGATGTTTGGTGCCCGTCTGTTGGCCGACATCTGCGAACGCCCTGAGTTCTACTTCGAGCAGCGTGAGATCGCACGAGATGACCGCCAGCTTGAGGAGTTCGAGCAGGACCTGTGCCGCATTGTTCGGGCGATCCGCACGTATCGAAGTGGTGACTTGTGGGTGCCAAATTGCCGTTCGTGCAGCAGTCCGTTTTGGTGTGACTTTCGTAGCCTGTGCATGAACCATGTGCCGGTAGGGCCAAATGATGTCCCAGAGGGATTCAAGAAAGGAAAATGATATGAAGCTGACGGTAAATAGATATGGTGAGCAGGTAGCATTGCATAAGGATATGCTGGGTGATCTTGCGGATAACACAATCATCCGTTTTCCTGCGAGCAAAGAGAGTTGTCTTTGTCATGTTGAGGACGTCTATGGCATAGTGGCATACGACCCGCAAAACAATGTTAAGTATATCGTTCTGTTGAACTGTTACGGGCGAGTTGAGACATGCGATGAGTTGCTAATTGATCTTCCGCATGCCGAGATTGTAGGGGTCGCCACAGACATCGAGATCACCGTGAAGGATAGCTGACAGTGAATCACAAGTTTTTGTGCGGCGACTGTATGCAGAAGATGCGGCGGTTTCCTATACGCTCGGTCGATCTGGTGTTTGGTTCTCCTCCCTACGAAGACGCCAGGACCTATGGAATCGACTTCAACCTCAAGGGACAGGACTGGGTTGATTGGATGGTCCGCGTCTATCAGGGGTCCTTGCGTACATGCCGAGGGTTGGTGTCGTTCGTAGTGGCCGGGCGCACTCGTAACTATGCGTGGTCCTGTACGACCCGAGGGCCGTTAGCCTCGTGGTTAACGGCACCGCTGCCCCCATTATCGAGGGCAAGCAGGGCATCGCGATTCGCGAGACGCCCGAGATGTACGGCGCTCGGCTCCTCCAAGACATCACAGAGCGGCCGGAGAACTACTTTCAGCAGCGGGCAGTTACTCGCACCGACGCCGAGCTTGAGGAGTTCGCCTTCCGGCTGCCAAAGATCGCCGAGCAGATCAGGTTTGTGGAACGCAATGACCTGTGGATTCCGTGCAAGGGCGCGTGTCATGCCACATATCGCTGCGATTTTTGCGACCTGTGCCAGTCTGGCGTTACGTACAAGCCGGGCGATCCCGCCCCGGTTGGATATAAGCTGGGCTACGGATCGGTTCCCGCCGTGCCCGCGTTCAAAGATGGAACCGAAGTGAAGATAGGAGGTAACTAATGGATATCAGAGACGATGCGTTTCGTGACGTACGTATGGAGCGTAACCGGCAAGTTCTGCTGGCCCTTGGCGGGGATACCGAAGCCTTCGACCGGAGTAATTCTGCGAATGATTGGATCGCGTATGTAAATGCGTATCTCGGCCGCGCGGCTCGCAAAGTGTATCGCAACGACCACGAGCAGCAGAAATTCCGGGAGAACATGGTGAAAGCCGCAGCATTGTGTATCGCGGCTATCGAAGCCCACGACAAGGGCTACTTTGATGTGGAGGTAACTGATGGCCAAGGCCCCAGCACCACCCCGTGCGCCGTCGCCGCCCGTACCAACGGCGGCTGTGTCTAAGAAGAACTTTACGATCGTCCCGTGGACCGGCCACAACGAAGGAGAGAAGATCATTCTGTACGGTCGTTCGGGTATCGGTAAGACCACGCTGTCCGCGATGGCACCCGATCCGGTAGTGATCGGCCTTGATGATGGCGGCCGGAAGATTCGTAACCCCAAGACCGGCGAGCCGATGAGGCGCGTGCCGGAAATCGAGTCATTCGAGGATGTGCGAGCAGCCCTGCAATCGGATGTGTTCGATGGCTGCGGCACCATCATCATCGATACAGTCACCGAGTTGCAGTCTATGGCGCAGCAGGGCACGTTCAATCGGATTAAAGGCCCGAAGGGTACAACGGCTCGGAACCTTGAGGATTACGGCTATGGCAAGGGCTATCGTTTCTGGTACGAAACCATGCGGCTGGTCCTTGGAGATTGCGATGCCCACGTCCGAGCCGGGCGAAACATCATCATGCTCGCGCAGCGGGCCACCCGTCGCAAGGCCAACCCTGGTGGCGAAGATTATCTGATGGACGTGCCTGATCTCTACAACTCCAAGGATGTATCCGTCCTCGACGCCTACATTGCGTGGGCCGATCACGTACTTAGGGTGGATTACACTGGCACCACGATCGACGCTGACCGTAAGATTAGTGGCGGGTCGATACGGGCCGTGTATGTACAGCCGGAGGCTCATTTCGAGGCCAAGAGCAGGAGCATACCGACAGACTATGACGTGGTTGAGTTCAAGGAACCGGGAGACGATTCCATTTGGCGTCTGATTTTTGGAGATGTGTAATGTTTGGAAGACGTGAGAAGAAGGCCGTCGAAGACTTTATTTCCGGAGTGTACGATAGGACAAAAGTCCTGGAACGCAACCTATCGCATGTCGAAGACCAGGTATACGAGTTGCGTAAACTTGGTGAGTTGTCTAACGCCCGCCTCGGTGAGATGTCCGCCGACAACAAGGCACTCGCTTTACAATTGCGATGTATGGAAGACTACGGCGAACATGACTGGGTGTTTATGGGCGAATCAGAGCCGAACGTTCGTTACTACTACCACGTTCCTGTTGACCCTTACGGCGCAGCTTCTTGGTTGTCTAGTAAGCCGACGTACAAGTTCGGATGCAGTCGATGTGGGCACGTTCGTTCGTTCAAATGGGATGAGTTGACCAAACAAGATCAGTCCGCTCTGATTGCGTTAGGGCTGCATAAGGAGAGCGATGATAAGTAATCCAGATGTCCAACAAGCAGAAGTAACGCGGAAGCCAATCGTAGGCGGCAGATCGCCCGGACGCAACGAGCCATGCCCATGTGGATCGGACCTGAAGTATAAACATTGTCACGGAGACGCCGCTAAGGAACAAATGATTCGAGCGGCATCGTACAAGTTTTATCAAACCATGTGGGGTCATGCCATACACCGCGAGCAGATGAAGCGCGGGGTTGTCCCGTATCCGTTTAAGTGTCAGTCGTGTGGTAAGGGCTGTGAGAAGCCGGAGCAAAGCACCGTGTCACCGGGTACTCTGTTGTGTCCGAAGTGTGGCGGTGTAGTAGACAGAGCTTCAGAGGAGACTAATGATGGCAGCAAAGAGAAGTCCGCAGGAAAGAGCTAAGAATTACTATGAGGACAAAGGCATGTCACTGATTAAGATCGGTGAGATGCTGAGCGTGAGTCACTGCACCGTTCGCAACTGGCTCTTGAGTCAGGGTGTCAAGATGCGGCCGCGTGGTCGCCGTCCCGCCACCAACTAAATCGCTTTGTACAGTTTTTGGAGAAGCAGATATGTCGAAAATCGACAGAGCAGGAACGTTTCGTGGCACCATTACTCAGTGCGGTATCGCAGCAACTAAGGCCGGGGCACCGCAGTTCGTGGCAAAGTTCAGAGCCTTGGAGTATTGGAACACCGAGGACCCGGAGAATCCTGAGTGGATGGACTGGTCTCCGTTTGAGGAGTGCGAGGCTACAGGTTATTTCGTCCTGGTCAGCAAGCAGAATCACCCGATCTTCCACATGGAGGACCTCAAGAAATCCCTGGGGTGGAGCGGTTCGAGCTTCGGGGAACTGGCCGAGATCGGAAACGGGGCAAAGGTGCAATTCCGTTTGGAGAACGACACCTATGAGGGCAAGACTACCCTCAAGGTCAATGGAATCGACCACTATGATGCCGAGCCGGGCGGTACGCTGAGGACGCTGGACGCCGATGAGATCAAGAAGCTCGACGCCAAGTTCAGCAAGGTGCTGCGTGACTTCAGCGGTGGCCCCAAGCCGAAGCCGGTGGGCAAGCCCGCCAATCCTGAGAAGAAAGAAGATGCTGCCGGTCAGCCGGTAGAAAAGAAGGCGGTCAAGAAGGCCGCCAAGAAACCGCCACGCGCTGCTAAGGCTGAGCCTGAGCCGATGACTGACGTGTCGGCTTTGCCTGAAACGGCCACGGAAGTTGATGCTTGGGAGCAGGTGGAGACCGCAGTAGCGGGCAGCGCTAGTGATGACGCCGTGCAGGAAGCGTGGCTGGCTGCCGTTGAAACCCTCGGCGGTGCAGATGCCGTCGATGAGGGAGATTCGTGGGCACAGGTGCGTGATCTCTGCATCGCCAATCTGAGTAGCTAGCCATCCCTCCGGCCACGGACGGCCTCATTTCTCTATGGAGTTTCATGTGAGATGGAACAGGATAACTAAAGACTCGCCGTGTCCAGTCTGCGGCCGTGAGAAGTTCTGCATGGTCAATGACAACAGATCGGCGGTTCTCTGCACTAAGGTACCGAGTGACAAGCCGGTGGGGGAAGCCGGGTACCTGCATGTCCTGGACCCTGAACGCAATGAGGGGTGGCAGCCGTCTGAACTAGAACAGGTCTTCACAGGCTATCGTTCAAACGTATTGGATGGCATGCCGCAACTGCTCGCCGAGGATTTAGGTGTTACCGCTGAGTCGATAGAGGCCCTTGGTGTCGGCTACTTTCCGAGTGAGCAAGCCTGGGTGTGGGCCGAAATGGATGCTGACGGCACAGTAATCGGCTTGCTTAAGCGGTTCGTTAACGGCAAGAAGGTGATGGTCAAGGGGAGCGGTCGTGGTCTGATGTATACTCGACCGCTCCCGCGCGATGATCGGCCCGTGGTTGTTATAGAGGGCGCTACTGACACTCTTGCCGCAATGGACATGGGGTATCTCGCGGTTGGCAGGCCGTCCGCAGATGGAGGTCTGTCATTTCTGAGGTCTCTGCTGAACGGCCGAGATGTTATCGTGGTGGGTGAGAATGACGAGGCCGGTCGTAAGGGCATGCTGAAGACGGTATCTGCCTTGCGAGATTCATGCTCGTCAGTACGCTCGGTCTTGCCGCCCTCAAGATACAAAGACTTGCGGCAGTGGCACCCTAGCGCGGAAGAGTTTGAACTGCATCTGAGCCAAGCATCCGATGATGCCGGAGCCACGAGATCGGTGAGCGAAGTGAATCCGTTCGAACTGGCACAACGCTGGCTTGATGAGGTTTACACCAAGCGCGGTCATCGGCTGATGCACTACTTTCGCGGCAACTGGTACTATTACAACGGCAGCAGCTATTCCTGCATTGAGTCAAGCCGGGAGAAAGAAGTTGAATTGGACACGCAGTTGTATCCATATTTCAACAGCTTTCACGTTGTTGACAAGAAAGGCGACAACATAAAAGTCAGACGGCTTACACCGAATCGTCACCTTATCGAGGACATCAAGCACGCATTGCGGGCTACGTGCGTGCTGCGAGTAGGTGAGGAAGTGACCGAGCCGTTCTACATCGGAAGTCGCCAACACATCGACGCGGAGCGCACGGTGGTGTTCCGTAATGGCATGCTGGACGTAGAAACTATGGAGTTGAAGCCGCTGTCATCGGACGTGTTCGTAACCAGCACCTTGCCGTTCGACTATGATCCACGGGCGAAATACGACCTGTGGAACGGCAGCGTGCACGAGTTCTTTAGTAACGATCAGGAGTGCATTGATCTGCTTAGCGAATGGTTTGGTTACAACACGATCGCCAGCAATTTCATGCAGCAGATGATGATGCTGTATGGCGTGCCAAACAGCGGCAAGAGCACAGTTCTACGGGTGCTACAGTCATTGCTCGGTCCTGAGCGGGTGTGCGCGTTTGACATCTCAGCGTTCAATGACAAGTTCGGAACATCAGAGCTTGTGGACAAGTACGCCGCTCTGATCTCCGAGGATTTGTCACCGAAAAGCACGGAGGCCCTCCGTGTAATGCAGATGATTAAGAAAATTACCGGCGAGGATACAGTGACAGTGCAGAAAAAGTACCGTGACGCATACAGCGTGCGACTATTCTGCCGCTTTACTTACGCCGGGAACAAGCTTCCGATATGGAGCGATGACTCGCTTGCGATAATGCGGCGATTCAACATGCTATATTTCCCTAACGACTTTACAAAAGTAGACAAGCCGTTAGATCGGCAGCTTTCGCTCAAACTGAAACAAGAGCTTCCGGGCATCGCAAACTGGGCATTAGCCGGTCTGCGTCGGTTGCTGGACAACGGCGATTTTACACGGCCCCGTGCTTCCATTGATCCCCTTGGTGATTTCGAGGGCATGTCCAGCCCATTGCGCACAATGGTAGATGAATACTGCGTACTTGGAGATGATAAATTCGAGACAGTCCAGTTGCTATATGAATTACATCGACAGGTATACAGCGATTGGGGCCTGAAAGCGATGGGGCTGCCGCTATTTCGCACACAACTACGATCGGCGGTTCCGAGCTTGGCGAATGGGAAGAAGGCGATAGGCGGTGTGATGGAGCGCGTGTATCAGGGCATCCAAATCAAATCAGAGGCAAAGCAACGTTATCTTGGGAGGTCATAATGACACGAACGGCAAAGACAATCAACACGACACTCATTATGGTGTGTGTCACAATGTTAGCGGTGATCGGCTGTGACTCCGCTATGGATCGCCTCATTCCTGCCTCGGTGCATCCGCGAGCATGCGAATATGTTGGTATGGAATGGAAGGATATCTACAGCCTGTATGATCTTAAAGTGATTGCAGACGAGGTGGTGATCCAACATCGTGAAGCGCAGATCGACTTGAAGCGTCTCAGCGAGGACGACAAATACGCTTATCAAGACGCTACTGGCTTCATCAGCCAGTCTATCAGCGAGGCCGAAGCGTTTAAGGAGGCGATCGTCGGGGATGACAGCAACCCGCTAAGTATGTCCGGCCTGCTGTTTATGCTGACAGGTGGCTTGGTCGGCCGATCGTTCTTTCGCCGTCCTGGTGACTTGACTCCCGAAGAGGCGAAGGCGAAGGGGGCGCAGGTATGACAGCAGGAGAACTTGTTTTGATCGGAGAGGCGTCGTGATCCACACCCGCAGACAACTGGTTGACTGGTTGGTAGCGAACGTGGGTGACCGGGTATTGCAGAATGCCCTGCAAAGAGACGAAGTGGTGAATCTGGGGGGCTTTGCCCCCCTTCCCACTTCTCATAACTACGGGTGGCTGGTGCGGGCGGGTTCGCACACATACATCGCAGTGGCTGAAGATCGAAGACGACTCGGCCGATTCTACTGGTTCCGTGCTCCTGGGCCTACATGGGAGACTTGGATCGGTGACACGTCCACAGAAGAAGTGTTCCGAGGGGATGACCCGGATGTGTTCCAAGAGTACAAAGACGAACGACAACGACTTCTTGACCTTGCCGCAAGTGATCGACTACATACACCATCAGACCGGAGTGATCCTGCGGATGCCGCAGTTAACTGGGGCGATGTGTAATGGCTCACTAATAACATTTAGGCGTCCTGGACTTGGGCAGACGAAGTACACAACGAGGAGGAAGGTTGATGAGTTCATACGGCGGCACGTCAAGCAACGACGCGCGGATGACGGTCTACACGCCCGCGTGTACAGGGACCTTAAAGCTGTCACTGGAAGAGGAGAGTAAGTGGCTTGCGCGGCCGCAGGACATCTGTTGGAGTCGTGGCGGTCTAATCAGGGTCTTGCCGAAAGCCGTGATACAAAACACCGTTAATCTGCGAAACGAAAAAAGGCAGCCTGGGTTGCCCCAGGCTGCCTTGCAGTTTGGTTGGGAAGAAACGCTCCCGTTTACAAACACTACCCCAAGAGGTAAAGTCCTACGGCTGTAGCCGTAGCAAGAAACCCGGCAAGGAGCGTCACATTGTACCAGAAGTGATGCTCCAAGTGGTTCGACAGCATCTTCGTTATAGTGTCGGTTTTTTCACACAATCGTATTAGCAGGTCGTGGTCGCTTTCTGGCTTCATCATCTCCGTTTTCTCCTTCTCCTTGATCTTCTGCGACGACGACCGCCGCTTTCACTTTCATTTTGTTTCAATGCCCACTCGCTATACAACAGCCTACGATAGTCATCGGCCTCCCCCTCTATCAAATCCCACGCTCCTTGGGCAGTTCGCACCGACTGCGCGGTAACTGTTCCAGGGAACTTCCACATAGCCAGCGTAGCCGCTGAATGCCGCAACACCTTCGAGTAGTCGCCCTTCATCGCTGCCTGCATAGCCAACCCAGGCTCTTGCAACGCCGCGCCGGCCATGCCGAGGCTCGACCCCCAACCATGGACGGCACCAGTGATGATGCTGCCGATCAGCATTGGGGAACCGAGCCCATACAACGCCACGTCCTTTGCCATTTCCTTCGGGTCGTCTGGAATGCGGAAGCCGCGACTGATAAACCCGAATAGCAGGCCGGGCATCACACAGGACATCCACACACGATACATCACTTCCTCGTTTGTGATCTGACCGCGTTTCCGGGCACCGTAGATGTCGTGAATCCAATAGTTGAGGTTCTTGTTCACGACGTTGCGGAACGTGTTCACCCACTGAGCGATCGACCCACCACGGAAGTAGTGCGGCAGGTCTTCAGGGCGGGCCATCGGCTGCGTCTCTTGGACAACGTGGTCAGCATATCGAGTAGCAGCACTGTCGCTCGCCCCATCTTCTGTCGCAAAGTCGTATGCCGACTTCCACGCGTGCAGTGTCGTCCACTGATCTACCCACTGGATCGGTGCGACCGCAGCCATCGATAGATCGGTGCCCTTCCATTTCTTGCCGAACAGGCGATACAGGGCCTTCCTTGTCGCCTTTCTCGATGGGTCAGAGAACATGTGCTCCATCAGGCGGTCCTTCATCATCGGCGATTTCTCAAACACATCAGCACGCATCTGATCGAAGGACTCCGGCGTCATGTGGTTCAGCACATTGCTGACAAATCGCGGGACCATCTTCGGGCTGTTCGCCAGCACAGGAAATATCGACAGCACCTGCTTCGGGACCACGCCACCGATATTAAAGCCGAGTGCATAGATGATGCCGTTGCGATGCAGCTTGTGCATCATCTTGGCGATCTCGGTGCTCTCGCGCATAACACGGCCACGTCCGGCATCAATGAGCCACTGCGACAGAATGTTGTGCCCCTTTCCTCTAGTCGCTCGGCCAAGTTTGGTGCGGAAGTCCGGGTCGTTGATGGCGTGGCTCAAGCGGCTTAGCACTGGTGACATAGCGAGAAAATGCTCGACCTGCTTTATGCCGTGCATGAACAGCACTTGTGCATCCAGTTCTACGTTCTGCTGTGCACCTTTTCGCTTCTTCAGAAACTTGTGCTCGGCAAGATAGTCTTCCGGTATGAACTGCTCTAGCGCACGAGACAAGAGGTCCGCCTGATTCGACACGTCTGCCTTATCAACAACCAGCGGCAAGTACCGCGCGACATGCTCAAGCTCGTTCGGATTAATGCCGACATAGCGGCACACCTGTTCGATCTGTGTCCACCGATCCTCAAAGTACTTGGTAATGTGATCGGCTATGGCTGTTAGCTGTGGGTCGGAAGTCACGCCTTTGGTAATCGCGTCGATGTCAACGTCCGTCAGCCCAAGCGTCTCACGATACTTCATCCCGGCTTCATACAACTGCCTCAACTCAGCGAGTCGATTCGCTGTCATCTTGCCGCGATACCCGAACCACTGAGCGTAGAACTGCTGGTCAGTAATTTGGCCTGCCCGGTGAGCGTTCCGCAATCGCGTCTGTTGTGGTGTCTCAGATAAGTGTGAACGCGACGTCGGGTTGAGTGAATGAACATATATGCCGATCTGTTCAAACGGAGTTAGTTTCACGGTCATGCCAGATTCCAAGGCAAACGTATTCTCCGCGCCCATCATCAAGGCCGGGTCGGCACCGATTCCAGTCAGGAACTCCCGGTAGTCAATGAGCACCTTTCCGGCATTCATGCGCGATGCCACGGCTGTTCGCTTGATCGGCTCCCACACGAACTTTGTGAACGCACCGCGTACCCCGCCGTCTAACTCACGACACATGCGAGAGATCGGCATGTCTCCGTGATACAGCCCTCGAAGGTTTTGAAGCATGCGATCGGACGTCCGTGCAAACCAGCTTGCTCCGAGTCGCGCCTGCACTCCAAGCTTGGCCTTCACAGGCCGCGCGTCCAGCGCGGTGTTCAGTTCCTTCGTGATGCTAGCACCCAGCCGATGTTCCTTGGTCTTGGATGACCTGAGCCGACCTTCGCGCTCCAAGCGAATCCGCTCGTTTGCGAGGTCCTGAAGCTGCTCCGTGCTGATGTTTTCCAGCGGGGTCTGCCCAAGACGTTCGAGGAGTTTCATCGCCTTGCTGGACTTCATAGCCTCCAACGTTTCCGGGTCCGCTTGCAGGGCCTGTTTCAGGCCGTCTATTCTCTGGCGCGTCCGCTCAGTACGGTTCCGCGAGTCCATAGCCTCAGACATCACGCGAATCGCGCGGGCATATAGCGGGTCAACACTTTCCCCTACCGGCCGCGTGATTTGGCGCACCAGTTTGCTGCGGTAGTCCCGGACCATCTTCAGCACACGTTTCTTGGCGTTCAATGCCCGCCAATCTCGCCGCAGTTTTGCCACGGCTTCCTTGCTGCCCTGCCGATAAGCCTTGGTCGCGGCCTGTGCCACAGCCTTGAGCTTGGCCTTGAGCGCTTGAGCCTGCGTAACCAGATCGTTCGGAGTCCACTTCGCCATCGTAGCCTTGTCAGGCCCACGGATAGCAGCGTATGTCCTCTCGATCGGGCTCTGTATCTCCACCACGGGCTTCCGCGCGGCGCGTCGTACGCGAAACGGCATTCGACCTACCTCGTGGCCCAGGACGGAACGAAGGGCCTTGATATCGCCCCACAGGGCGTTCATCACGGCGATCTCAGGGCCGGTCCACTCACCGGCTTCCAGACGGGTATCCAGGGCCTCTTCACACTGCGCTAGAGTTTCGGTCGCTTGGTCCCGCGTCAGTTCAATCTCCGTACGTTTAGTAGGAAATCCCTTCTCCGTATGGCCCTTCACGTCCTCGGCCTGTACCTCACCCGGAAGGCCCTGTTCCTTGCGGGCCTCGTTAAACGCCTCAGCCCACGCCTGCTTTGCACGCTTGGTCACATTGCCGATGTAGAGTTCGGGCCTGACGGTGCCCGCATCTTCAGCCGGTGCGGCAGGATCGGCGGTAACTTCCTCAGCTTCCAGCCGGGCCAGCACGCTCGTCTCTTCGGGCGTCAGGTCTGGCTCAGCTTGCTCCTTAGCCACTGGACGCGGGCGATCGGCGATATCTTCTACAATCCCCGTGTCCGCCACGGCATCCGTCACGTCTGCCTCCGGCATCACGCGGGCTTGCGGCTCGAACCAGCCAGTGATCTCTTCAACTGGCGCAGACTCAGCTTCCCACTGCGACCAAAACTCTCCTCGTTTCGCAGCCCACGCCTCCGCGCTCTCTGCACGCGCCTGACCCAATGCGCGCCCTGCACGCTGGACACCGGCACCGATTCCACCATAGAACGCCGTAACCGTGGCCCCACCAAGAGCCGCCATCCCTATCCGCTCAAGGTCTTCATCGAACTCGATCCGATCGCCGTGCATAGTCGCGGTGCCAATCAGCGTGGCCTCTTGCAGGCCTTCAGACAGTGCACCCGCTGCCACGCGAGCGGCCGACTCCGCAGTGATCTTTGCGCCCTGCTTAGCAACCTCCCGATACGCTCGATCCTTGACGGCCGCCGCCAGAGGGCCGATCTGCGTCCGACCAATCTTGAGTATCTGGTCGAACTGAAGGGCCTGCAACGCACCGTTGATTGTGCCAGACACCGCTCGTTCGATCTCTGCCACGCGAATGGCCTCGTCCTCCGGGACGCCAGCATCAAGCTGAGCTTGCATGGCCTCTTGGTAAGCCTGCTCACCATAGGAGGCGTACCCAATAAGTGCGGGTCCGGCAGGACCGACCAATGGCGTGCTGACCGCAGAGCTGACTAAGATCGGCAGGGCTTCCAGCGACGTGTTGAGAATATACCCGGCGATTCCATCCATTTGCTGCTGCAAATGCGGGGTCTCCGCCGTACGGTACAAGTGTGCGGCCGTATCGCGGAGCCCTCGCGTCTGTTCTAATGCCTCTGGCCTTTGTTCCTCTCTCAACTTTTCTGCGGCCCCGGTGTACTGGTACCCAGGCATGAACGAAGATGGCGGAAGGTCTTCCACGGACGACTCAATGAACCCGCGCTTGATGGATGCGTATGTACCGACTGCACTGGCCGCTAACTTAGTGACCCCACGAGTTATGGCACGCGCCACCTCACCTTCCGGCACAACAGCATTCGGCGAGTAGAATCCAGTCCATTGCGGGGGCTGTTTCTTACGCTCATCATCCTGGATCGGCTTGAAGTTGATCGTAGAAGATTCGAGCGGCTTAAAGTTGATAGCCAACGTTACCTCCCCGTTACTATTGTATAACCCTCAACGGCAGCCTGGGCCAACTCACCGACCGGCACTGTTCCCACTCTGCCATTCGGACTGCGTACTGTCACTTCCTGCGTTTGTGATGCACCGGACTTGCCACCCGGATGCGTGATCTTGTGTGCTTGATTTGCCATTGGCCTGCCCGCACGTTTCATGTTTTCAGCGGCAGCGGCGGCGTTGGAAAGCTGAAACGCTCCTTGCAGTTCTTGCCCAAGACCCATACGAAGCTGCGCTTGATATTGCAGCAGATTCCGATACATTTGCGCTTCCTCAGGAGTGGCGTCACGTACATCTTCCTCGAACCCAGTCGGCGTATATCTCACTGGCACTTTCTTTCTCGGATCATACCAACCGCGCTCTACTTCAGGATCAAAATTAGCAAGCACTGCGTCCACCGATCGCAGTTCTGCCTGTTGTGCCCTAATACGCTCCGCCGGAGTCGTCGGGCGCAACGCACCGATCGGCACATTCACTCCGACCGCCTGTAGTTTTTGCTGAAGCACAGCGGCCGGGTCTTCGATAACACCCTGCTGAGCGAGCCGATCGATGATGCTGACCTCATGCTCTCGCCGTTGCCGGTCCTCCTCAATCTGCATCATAGCCTGCCGACGCTGTGCATCTAGCTGCTGCATCCCCGGCTGCACCTGACTACGCAGGTCGTGAATCTTCAATTCATACCGCTTGTTTAGCTGCTCGATCTGCCGGGCCTTCTGTTGCGGCTCGATGCTTGGGGAGTTCTGAATGTAGTGGCGCTCGATGTTGTACTGGCCCTCTAGATCGCCGTACTGCTTGTCGAACGCTTGCTGCAACGCAGACTCCTGAGCACCGATCTCCTGCTCGATATACTGAGTGCGCATCTGCGTTCGCTTCTGCAACTCTTCGAGCGGGTCTACTGGCAGATTAGATTGCGCGGCCTCCTGTGCTGGCCCGATCCCTTGCATTGGCTCAAACCCGGACACCGGGGGCATGTCATCATACTCGCCCCACCGTTCTCCGGTTTGTGCGTCCTCCATCAGCCGCCCCGCTGTAAATCGCACGTTTCCTTGTGGATTGGTCGCTACGAACGCCGGGGCCGGTGCAAAGGATTTAGCTTGCGGATCAAGTATAGATTGCTGTATCGGCATGTTGCCCCCTATGCGGGCGGAACATCGGTCCAGCCGGATTCTGCCCCGGTTGCCGTTCTGATCCCACCAGTAAATGTGATAGTCTTGCTTTTATACTGCAACTGCCCTGCGTTATCCTGCAAGGCTGTGATTACTGTATCAGTGGCGGTGATGCCATCTGTGCCATTGAGGTTGAAAGCTGTGTCGGCACGAATGGTATCGGCAGCGTGAACGTCCTCTTGTGGACTGGTCTCACCACCGAAACCCGTTTTTCCGTCATGTGAAACGTATATTCGCGTAATAGATCCTGCCCCACCATTGGGAATAGTCTTTATCGCTAAGTCTCTGCCTTGGTTTGTAGAGGTGTGGTTTTCTGTAGCAGCAAGAATAAGAAAGTCCTGATTGTTTCCTGGCGTTGGAAAAGAACCATCGTCCAAGGCGGCCGTAACCATAAAGCGGGCTAACTGATCCCCAGACAGTGTTCCAGTATAGGAGCCAATAGAACCACGGCCTTTTATGAAACGAAGGGCCTGTCCAAAGCGATCGTTGGAAACCCGTCTTATATCTAATGGGCGAAAAGAGGAAAACCCGATCACTAATCCGCTAAATTCTGGACTATCACCAGTTCCCAAACCCAGTGAGGTTCGTGCAGTATCGCCAGATTCAGCAACCCAAGTAGTCCCGTTGCCAACAATGAAGTTGCTGTCGGTAGTTGCCAAACCTGCTATAGTGACCAGAGCAGCATCCACGTTTAGCGTCCGGCTAGCTGTGATGTCGCCGCCGCCACTTAACCCGTCCCCGGCTATGATGCTAACTCCGCTGTGAGCAGTGTGTTCGTCAGCTACGAAATCGGCGAAACTATCATGGCTTAGGGCATAGATGTTTACAGGAGACGACAGAGTGAGATCGGCAAACGTAGGACCCGCCGTAGTCAACACACTCTGAGCGTTAGCGCCAGAAACATACCCGTGCTCAGTCTCAGTCAGGTGGTAATACTCAGCCGCAGTGCCGCCCTGGATGGAGCCGAGGTCGTTATGGCTCAGACCACCACCGGCCGCCAGCGACACATGTCCGTCGGCCACAGAGAAGCTGTCGGAATCGAACGACGCTATCCCCTTCACGGCCGTCGTAGCGTCAATGTAGATACCGGACGACAATTGATTCGCGGCCACTCGCTCATAGCTGGTCCCATCAGGCACGTCGTCAAGCGTAGCCGAGCCAGACACTACCCCGGCCGTTGCCTGAAGCACGCCAGACAGTCCTGTCAGCGCCAACCCTGCGAACGTCGGGGCTGCCGTAGCACGAATATCCTGAATCGTATCCAGAGTGGTCCCGGTCAGCGCGATACTGTCGCCGACATTGATCGACTGAAACGACTTATCGGCGTCTGTGCCTGCCAGCTTGCTTGCATCAAGATCGGTCAGTAACAAGTTGGCAAACGACGGGGAGCCGTCCGGCGACATAACTGACGCCTTGAGCCGGGAAATCGCCATGACGACGTCCTGCTCGAATCGATTCGATCCGGCGACAGGGACGTTGATCGTGTTGCGTGGTTCAGTCATGCTACCCCCACATACCAGCACTGCTTGCGAACGGAGATACGGGTAGTCCCGAAGCCTGTTGCTGCGCGCCTAACTGCATTTGCAACATTTGCATCTGATTCTGTGCCTGCATACTGGCGATACTCTGTTGAGCGGCAGTCTGCATTCCCGTGGCCGCCAAGCTAGCGCCCGTCTGCATCTCTGTAGACGTCAGCCCAGCCTGGATTCCCTCGCGCTGAATGCCGCCCTGATACAACTCACTCGCACGACCGGCCTGCAATCCTGCCACGTTCGTCATCGCACCGGCGAGGCCCTGCGTGCGACCCAACTCCCAAGCAGGTCGAGCCTCGGCCTCATACGCAGCACCAGACGCCTGTGGGTTGTACACGTTCGACATCCCCATGCCGACCATCGACGCCTGGGCACCCTGCATAGCCTTCCGCTTACTCGCCTCGAACGCCTGATCGTATGCACCGCCCGCTTCATACAATCCCGTCACGTCGCCTAGCATGCTCTTGGCTTCCTCGTATAGTGAAGAGGAATCCCCGGACGGCGCGCTTCCAGTAGAACTTGCCGCACCTTGCTCGCGGGTTCTAGCGGCCTTGATCGCTTGGGACAGCGTATTCGCCATCACGGTAGGTTGACCGAACGCCTCTAGCCCGCCAGTACGCTGTAGCTTGCGCTGCAACGCCTGCAATTCAGTCGCGCTCATGCTCTGATAGTCCGACGGCAGCGATGTCGTTCGACTGATCGCCATTATACTAACCTCCTACGTGTAGTTTCTCAAGGCCCCAGGTTTCATCATTCGCACTGTTGCCCAACTTGATCGCACCATATCGGCCGCGTGCTTTCTGCCGTCGCCGCTTTTGCCGCCTCGTGTTCGCCATGCTGAATGTTCCGCCGAACTCCGGCACGGCACCCGCGTCGTCCATCAACTCAATCACGTCCTCCGCTGACTCGCTCGCGTACACCCCGAACGTCACCGAGTTTGAATCGGCGGCTGATCCGCCAGACGCCCCGCCCGTGAGCGTAGCCCGCAAATTGCTGATCGACCCCTCTCCATAGTTCTCCCCAAACGGCAGTGGCCCGAACCAGACGTAGCTATCGATTGCCGATCCATCGTCGTCATCAGCGTCATCATCATGGACGCGGATGTACCCGTCCTTGCAGCCCATCAGCAGAGCCTTGTAGTCCGCATCGTTCGCGTCGTAAAAGAACATGCTGTAGACGCCATGAGCCTCCTGGTGCGCGTCGGGGAAGAACCCGCCAGTCTGCAAGTCATACCAGTAGTTCGAGCTAGTGCCGTCGGCCAACTTTGTAATACAAACCTTGATGCCAACCCGATCTGGGTCATACCCCATAGTGATGCGATGCGTCGATGGATCGGCAGCCTCGTCCTGGACCAGCTTCGGCAGCGGCTGTCGTGTCATCGACTCAAGTGTCACTGCCCCTTTGCTAAGTTTAGATATCCCGCCTGTACCCCAAAAGTACAGATTATTGTCGCCGTCAAAGCACCAGCTTGTTGCGTCAAATATGCCAACTGTCTTGTCCACAGCAAACAACTGACCGCCATCGGCTGGGTTGCCGTTGAGCAGGTGGACAGAATTGGCACACCCGATGAATAGGTGGTTGTCGCGGGCCGGAATCAGTGCCCTAACAATGTCACCGATCGCGCCAGCGGCACCCGCACCGATAGCCATTGCTCTGGTAGGTGCCTCGCGGGAGACATTCCAATCCCACGGATTTCCGATAGCAGACGTGCGTATCTGATGCGGATAGTTACGATCGCCGCTGAGCATACACCGCCCGCCACTCACGCAGCCTATGTACGCCCGATCCGGCAATGCGCCATAGTCGGAACTGTTGCCGTAGGGCGTCCAGTCATACCAGTGCGGCGGGGCGACCTCGGCATCCGCCGTCATGGCGAAGCTGATCGCGTTGCCATCGTCATCGGTGCCTGTCACCGTCTCCCCCGCGGAAAACGTGGCGGTCGTCGTGCGATAGCCGTAGATCGTTGTGGAAC